AATAAAAATATTTTAGAACTAGGACCTTATAACGGTTATATTGGTGCACGTTTTAAAGAAATGGGTGCTAACGTTAAAGGTGTCGAAGGAAGACAAAGTAATATTGATAATAAAATAAAAATAGATTACCCAGATTATGATTGCGTACAAGGAAATTTAGACACAAAAGATTGGATTTGGGGCAAACATGATATTATTATAAACTTTGGCTTATACTATCATTTAACATACAACCATAAAGAACATTTAATAAATTGTATTAATAATTGTAAATTATTATTTTTTGAAACGGTTGTATATAATTCATTTGAAAGTGAAATATATAATATTAAAAGAATTGGCGACGATCAAGCATTAACTGATATTGATGGTTATCCAACAGAAAAATATATTGAAGATATATTTAAAGAATTAAATGTAAGGTATACAAAATATACAGATAAAGCTTTAAATGGTGGTATGCACATTTATGACTGGGAATTAAATAACTCAAAAATATTCCATGACGCTCAAAGACGTTTATGGGTTGTAGAAAATGTTAACAATATCTCATAGAGGCAATTTGAATGGTCCAGTACCTGGGCTGGAAAATAACCCCGATCACATACATCAGGTATTAAAAAAACATCACGTGGAGGTAGATGTATGGTTAATACATGGTGAATGGTTATATTTGGGACACAATGAGCCACAGTATATGGTTGAACCTGAGTTTTTTAAACATCCAAAACTTTGGTGCCATGCTAAAAATGTTGAAGCATTTGAATGGTTATTAAAGAAAAAAGTTAAATGTTTTTTCCATAATATTGATGACTACACTTTGACCAGTAACGGTTTTATATGGACTTTTCCAGATAAGCCGGTTGTTAAAAAATCTATTATAGTTGATAAAAATAAAGATTGGAAAAATAAAAACTATAAATGTCACGGTGTTTGTGTGGATTATATGTAGGAACTACTATACAATAGGGGTATGATTATTACCGATATTCCTGTATACGATGGTTTATTAATTCATAAACGTTTTGCTTACAATTATTTCAGAAAGAAGACCTTACCAATTGGCAACATTGTAGCTTTTAGAGCTCCAATGAATGTACAAGCAGAGGGTATGATTGATAGTGAAGATGTATTGCAAAACGATTATATCTATAGCGATGATGCAATTAACTTCTGTTGGGAAATACCTAACTTAGATCCATTTGGTGCAGTTGCTTACCAGAGACTTTTTAATACACAGATTGCAATGTTTTTAGCTAACCGTTACTTAAAAAAGCCAATTGAAGTTGATGGTGATGATTTTATGGTACATGATGAGTTTGAAGGTAGTGATGGTTCATTACAAAAGGTTGGTAAGTGTAGTGTAAGTATTACATATTCAAAAGATAACGTAGCTATTGGTCATACAGGTATTAATATTAATGCAGGGCGTAAAGCTCCACCGTTTGCATATAGTACTAAACTAACTGATGAACAAGCAAACGCTTTTATGAAAGATGTTATTGATTTATTTTATAACTTAAATGATGATATCTTTATTGCTACTACAAAGGTAATTACATGAAAAAGAAAACTTTACCTAAACAAACCGCTTCCTGGCTTTTAATGGTACAAGAGAATCCAAAAACTAAAGATCATTATATTGATCTACCAAACTCTCTTGTACAGTCTTTAGGTTGGACAGATGATGATAGTCTTATATGGACACCGCAAAAAGACGGATCATTTAAAGTATCTAAAGTAGAGAAGAAAAAATGATTATACTAACTACAAACAGTTTAAACTCATCATCGTGTTGGGGGTTGCCAATTAAAGATTTTACCCCCACAGGTAAAGAGTTAGACTTGTATGATCAAAACGGTTATGATTTAACTGAAATAGAGAGATTATATGCTCAGGCTAATGGTGTTACAGTACAGGGTCATAGAGAAACTAAACATACTATTAAGCAAAATTGGTTTGAACAAGATTATAAAACAACAGGTGCAGTGTTTAATCATAGCTTATTGTTTGAGCGTAAAGGTTATAACGGAGAAGCTCGGGAACAATTAACTAAATGGGCTAAAGATATAAACTTGTTTTATAAACTTTTAGCTATTAGACCTAAATGGGGTTTAGATTTTAGTATGGACTATGTAGATGATCAAGGCAATGCAATTGAGGTACTGCACTGGGAGTATGATGGTTTTAGTTATGAAGAAATACAAGAAAAGAAGCTTATAAACGAGTATAAATTCCTTAAGATGGATTGGGATGATGTTAGTAAACAAGTACTTGCTCGTAAAGAAGAGTGGTATAATTTAGACTTCTTTGGACAATCTGCTTGGAAGTGTGATTACATTGGTGTTGAAAGAGAACGTTATAAAATGGTAGCATGGTAAATGACTATATTTGATTACTTAAATTCAATACTGTACAGTAAGAATAAAATAGAACTAAACTGTGATGATGAGTCACAGTTTAGTATTTTTATGATTAATAGGTGGTCATCTTTTTATTCTAAAGATGTAGCCAATTATATTAATCTAACTACAAATACATATGCTAATCTTTTTAATAATAAGCAAGATCAATACAATTTAGTGTATAACATAGTACCTAAAATGAAATACAAACGTTTAGATTACATTAAAAAGGTTAAAAAAGAGGATGTAGAAAAAGATAAACCTTTAATACCAGAATTTATGAGTCAAAGAGAATACATCCGTAACGTTGAATTAGTAAAGTTACTATCTAAATAAAAAATATGGCACAAGTATCAATCGACAGACTAGCAACAAAAAGAAGTTTAATAGATTTAGATAGCTATGGTAAGGGTAATTTTGGCTTAGGTGATGACTTTATCCTTTCTAAATTATTTGATGATATTCTATTGGTGGAGTTTATTGACGAGGTTAATGATAACTCAGGTGATGCTATTAAAAGAAATGGTATATTTGTACCTACAAACGCGTTAATTAAAGCTTGGAGAAAAGCTCAAGTAGTATTAGCCGGTCCAAGCGTCACACAATGTAAAGTTGGTGATATAGTTATATTTCCAAATGACAAAGGAGCTTCTGTATCAAATATAGAAGTTGATGGGTATGGTAAGTTAAAGAAAGGTGTATTTTTAAATGAGCTCCGTATATTTGGAGTGTGTAAAAAAGTTAAGAGTGAGTCAATTGCAGAAAACGTAGAACTAATAAATGAAGATAGCGTTATCCAACCTGAAAAATCTGTTAAGCAAAAACGCGTGTGAAGTAGTGTTTGCTAGACGTAGACCCAAAGCTGGTAAACCACCAGTTAGACGCATGCTTTGTACCTTAGATGACAACATTTTAAATAGTACAAACGGACGATTATCTTTAAATTATACACCACCAGGTGGAGCTCCCTCTTATAACCCAGAATCTAAAAACTTATTATTAGTTTGGGATATATTCATGCAGGATTGGAGAATGGTAAGTATGGATAATTGTGATTTAGTAAATACTATACCAGAGGATCAATTTTGGAACTATTTTAACAATACGCTATTAAAAATGTCTGCACAACAAAAAATGGCATATATGGACTCATGATTGAAAAGACTGAAAAAATGATTAACAATTTCCTGCAAAGGAATATAGTATTTTTCATTAATAGTGAAAAACCAATGAAGACTGGGAAACTTCTCATTTTTAAGTTTAAAGATTTTTATTTTAATTTTATTATTAAAACTGATAACGTTACAAAAACGTTTGAAATACCTTACCCTTTTAAAGTTGAACAAGGTACTAATTGTTTAAAATTTTCTTATACTATTGAAGATTTTTCTCAAAAAAATATGGATTTGTTAGTAAAAGCAAAATTACTAAAACCTAAAAAAAGAAACAAGTTATACAACACAACAGTTGTTTTATCTGCATTAAATTAAGATTTGATATTTACGGGTACTAAACTATACTTACTTTGTGTATAGTCGATACCTAACTAAATTTCCAGATGGCTACAATCCTAGTAGTCAACAAATTGACCTTATTAAGCGAATAGAGGATGCTTATGCTAAAGGTTACAAGTACGTTATATGTAGTGCACCTACAGGTTCCGGTAAAAGTTTTATATCTAAGACTTTAGGAAACGTATCCAATAAGTGCAGTGAGGAGTTTAAACGTTTAATAATGTCGTATGATGCTTTTAAACAAGATTATATGGGTAATCATACCCATGAAATGGATTGCTTAAGAGAACCTAGCCATGGTGCATTTGCACTTACAATTACTAAATCATTACAGGATCAATACAAGCAACTCTTTGATGACTCTTCGACCCTCAAAGGTAAAAGCAATTACCAATGTGAGGTCAATACTGACGTTGACGTTGAAAATGCGCCTTGTCTCCTATTGCCAAAGTTAAAAGAAGAGTGTTGGTCAGTTAATAAATGCCCATACTATAATGCAAGAAACAGATCTTTAACTGATCAATTTAGCATTCTAAATTATAAAATGTTTTTATCTTTACCAGCACATGTTAAACGTAAAAATTTTATTATATGTGATGAAGCATCTGAACTTGAAGAAGAGTTAGTAAAGCACTTCACGGCATTTGTTGATCCTGAAAAGTTTAAACTGTTGGGCGTAAGAGTACCGTTACTATACTCTGAAGATATGCAACATGTACGTACTTGGCTTACTACATTAATGGTAACGTTAAGTGAGCATATTGATGCATTAACACAAAAGCATAGTAGTAAAAATACTACATTAAATATTAATGATAAAATTAAGTTAAATTACTTTAAGAACTTTCATCGTACATTAAACCTTATAGATGAAACTTGGGATAAATGTGAGTATATAATTCAGCGTGAAAAAGCTACGGTAAGAGTAACTCCTTTACGTGTAGATGTTTTATCAAAGTATGTTTTTGATTATGCTGAGAACGTTTTATTAATGTCAGCTACTATTGTTGATCATAAAAACTTTGCAAAGAGTTTAGGTATTGATACTTATAAATATATTGAAGTTGAAAGTACTTTTGATAGTAAAAAAGCTCCAATATATGTATCTAATGTAGGTAGACTTAGTAAGCAAAATATAGAGAAAAATATGCCCAGAATTGCAAAGCTTATTAAAGATATTTGTTCATCTCACGGCAATGAAAAAGGTATTATACATACCCATACATTAGATATAACTAGACAACTTCAAAAATATCTAAAAGATGAAAGATTTTTATTTAGAGATGCAGAATCTAAAAATGATATTATATTATCAAAGCATTCTAAATCTAAAGAACCAACAGTTATAGTAAGCCCGTCTATGACGTTTGGTGTTGACTTAAAAGATAACTTAGCTAGGTTTCAAATAATAGTTAAAGCTGGTTATTTACCTTTAGGTGATAATAGAATAAAACGTTTATTTGATGAAGATAAAGTATGGTATACAGATAAGATGCTTATTAACCTTGTACAAGCTTGCGGTAGAGGTGTTAGAAGTAAAGATGATTATTGTAATACCTATATAATAGATCAAGCTATTACCGATGCTGTCATTGCTAATAGAGCTAAATTACCAAAATACTTCGTTGACCGGTTTGCATAAATATTATTGTGCAGTCATTTAAACAACATCATAATCAATTGATAGAAGAAGGTAAATTTGGTAACATATTAAAGGCTGCAACGTTAGCCACCATGGTTGGTTCTTCTGCACCTGGCATGCCAACCCAGGATCATAAATCAGACACTACAGTTCAACAGGCTTTACACCACACATCTAACGCAAAACCTAGCGATGATGCTATTTTTAAACAACTTGTAAAACATGAAGGGTATAAAAAACATATATACAAAGACACAAAAAATATACCTACAATAGGGGTGGGGTTTAATTTAAACGATAAAAATAATCAGCGTATACTTGCAAAGTATGGCATATCTAACCATGAGTTGCAAAATGGATTGTCAGATTTAGAAATAAGACAGTTATATAATGAAACAGTAAAAATAGCAATATCAAATGCAAGACATTTCACGCAAGGTAAACTTGAAACCTTACCTACTAATGTACAATTAGCTTTAATTGATTTGTCTTTTAATTTAGGACCAAAC